AAAGTCGGGGAACCTTTCAAGCGTTCCTCGGTCTGGCACAGGAGAGCATATTGGTATATGCGTCCTGTAGTTCCTTGTGCCCTGGCTGTAAGCTCTGTTGACCTCGAAGATTTGATCTCCGAGGTAGCTTGGACCGTACAGTCTAAGGTGACTAGGGACGAGTCTCGTAAGGAGGACCCAACTTCTGTAGAATCTGCTATCGCAGATGTCGTCAGAATGGAACTTCCGAGCAAGACGCCGAACACCATTAGCAAGCGAATAGATGTCAAAGACACTAGTTAATTTCCTCTTTAAGAAATGCGGACGGACGTTAGTTCCAAGGAACCAGTCTTGACCGCACGATTCTCTAAAAGGACCTGTCACGAATGTCTTCTCCTGGTTCGCAGTAAAACCACTAAGGTTCAGAGCGGACAGCACGTCGTCGGAAATTTCCGACGGCACGATGATGTCGTCGCCATAAACTTGGACATGGGATTTTGAGCCATGCAGTCTACGTACGGCTTTCGCTATACAATAAAACAGCAATGTCTCGAGCTCGAATGTGAAACCGTTCCCCATCGAACTGAACTTTTCATTCCGGATTATTTCACCGGATGGAAGCTTAGTATATCGACAGGTCAGGCGGAACAAGCGTTCATACCAGTCCAATGGCAATACTTCATATGCGAAAGCACATGATATGGTGTCACTTGCACTCTTCAGATCGATAGTTGAAAAACTACCGTCAAGGCTGCCAATCCGAGCGAACTCGCCGTTTATTCTTTGCTGGTTGGATAAGTCCAATCCGCTGAGACGTAGACGGTTTCTGATGAAATTTCCATAACCTTTTTGGAGGTAGGTCATATCATTAGGTTCAATGCAGATTGCTCTCAGACTCGTAGAACTCTTCGGCACGAAGCCTAGAGTGTTATAGTCTAAGATTGAGACAGCATCTGAAGTGTAGCTGAATTTGTTATCAGACCAGAACCCAAGAGCCGAGGCAACACGCCAAGGTTCGTTTGAGTAATGGCTCGACACTAGTCCAGCTGCCAGTCGTGTAACGATAATGGGAGATATTAATTTATCGCTTAACGATACATTCCTACCCTTACAGGAGCTACTTGCTCCAGGACCGAACTCATACCTCAGGCTACCGGGATCCGGAAGAGGGCCAAGGATCTTTTGACAGATCTTCCCTGCTTCGTAAAGAACGCTAGAATATGTGAACGAGGAATCTTTTCCAAGTCCTACACTTCGAACGTCACGGAAACTAGTATTGTGCTTGAGGCACTGAGCTTCGGCCCACATGAACTTTTCCAGAGCTTCTTTTTCGAGATCAAGTTTGAGCTCGAAGCCATCGTACTTCTTTAACAAAGATACGGCGGCATAGTCGTTCTGGAACGTCCATGCGTTT